TTTTAAGAGAGAAACATTGGAAGGAGGATGTTTTAGATAGTAAGACACCTCTTCTTATAGGTGCCATACCTAATGCACACCAAGATTTCTTATTGTGGATGGGAGAAAGTTTTACAGCTGGGACTTTAAAACAAAGATTTATTACATCTCCTGGCGTGGCATCTACAATAAAGATATATAGAAATGCTTTTCTTGCGATTAATGTAGGATTAGCAAATGACATAAAAGGAGTCTGCGATATATATGATTTAGATTATCGAGATGTACAAGATTTCTTTATGTCAGATAAAACATTGGGCAATCATTGGCAAGTTCCAGGACCAGATGGAAAATATGGTTTTGGTGGAACTTGTTTACCAAAAGATTTGACCCATGCTTCTTCATTATGCTATAATGAGAACAATATTATGAAAACGGCCTTAGAGGCCAACAAAAGTAGGAGAGATGATGAGTAAATTACTTGATAGAATAAAGCAAAATTCTACTATTCGTGAAACAGATATCCTTACTGAATCTAAATTCTTTAATGAAAAAGATTTGATACAGACATCTGTTCCAGCAGTGAATGTTGCTTTGAGTGGTAAGTTAGACGGTGGTCTAACACCTGGTCTAACAGTATTTGCCGGTCCTAGTAAACACTTTAAAACAGCGTTTGCTATGTTATTGGCAAAAGCATATTTAGACAAATATGACGATGGTGTCGTATTATTTTATGATAGTGAGTTTGGAGCTCCTCAGTCTTATTTTGAAACATTTGATATAGATACAACAAGAGTGGTACATAGTCCTATCTCAGATATTGAACAGTTGAAACATGATGTAATGCAACAGTTAAATAACTTTGAAAGAGACGATCATGTCATGATTATTGTAGACTCTGTAGGCAACTTAGCTTCTAAGAAAGAAGTAGAAGATGCTTTAGAAGGTAAGAGTGTTGCTGATATGACAAGAGCTAAACAAATGAAGTCACTGTTTAGAATGATTACACCTCATTTAACAATTAAAGATATACCTGCAATCGTAGTTAATCACACATATAAAGAGATAGGATTGTTTCCTAAAGATGTAGTTAGTGGTGGTACAGGTATTTACTATTCTGCAGATAATATTTTTATTATTGGCAGACGACAACAAAAGACAGGAACAGAAGTTACAGGTTATGAATTTGTAATTAATGTTGAAAAGTCTAGGTTTGTTAGAGAAAAATCTAAAATTCCTGTAGAAGTTACATGGGAAGAAGGTATTAGTAAATGGTCTGGACTATTAGACATGGGACTAGCATCTGGTTATGTAATTAAGCCTAGTAATGGTTGGTATCAGAGAGTTGATATGGACACAGGTGAGGCAGTAGATCCTAAAGTAAGAGCTAAGGACTTAGGCAAAGACTTTTGGATTCCTATATTATCAGACAAGAAGTTTGGTGAATGGGTACAGAAACAATATACAGTCGGTTCTGTAGAAATGATGGCAGACGACTTGAGTGAGGAAGATGTCCAAGCAGAATACGATAAAGTGTGATAGGTGTGAAAAACCTATAGAAGAAAAAGACAAAGCGTATTGTTTCCATAGTGATGAACAAGAGGTATATATTTGTGCCCCTTGTGTTGTAGAAGTTTATAATGAGTACAAGGAAGAAGTTTAATGCTTGATACTGTAATATTAGTTAATCTAGTTAAAAACGAAAAGTATGTTAGGAAAGTATTGCCTTTTATAAGGGCTGAATATTTTTCTGATGCCGATCATAAGTATGCGTTTGAACAGATTAAAAATTATATAGAACAATATAATAATCCTCCTACAATAGAGGCAATGTCTGTTGCATTTGATAGAGCTACAGAAGAACAGAGAGGTTTACTAAAAACAATATTTGAATATGAACAAGAGCCTCAGGAGTTACAATGGCTCGTAGATGAAACAGAAAAGTTCTGTAAAGATAAAGCAGTATTTAATGCAGTATTAGAAGGCATACAAATTATTGATGGTAAGAGTAGGGATAAGACTCCTGATGCTTTACCTGAGATGTTGACTGAGGCATTACAAGTAGGGTTTGATACTAATGTAGGACACGACTTTATAGAAGATGCTGATAAACGATATGATTTCTACAATAGATTAGAAGAAAAAGTTCCTTTTGACTTAGATTTGTTTAATAAAATTACAGAAGGTGGTTTATCTAACAAGACATTAAACATAGCATTAGCAGGCACAGGTGTAGGTAAATCCCTGTTTATGTGTCATATGGCGTCTGCTAACATTGCAGCAGGCAAGAGTGTACTCTATATTACATTAGAAATGGCAGAAGAGAGAATAGCAGAAAGAATAGATGCTAATCTTATGAATATTCCTATTATGGATTTGAAAGACTTATCTAAACCTATGTATCAGGATAGAATACAAACATTAAAAGATAAGTATGAAGGTAGATTAATTGTTAAAGAATATCCTACAGCATCTGCACATAGTGGACATTTTAAAGCACTATTAAATGAACTTAAACTAAAAAGAAACTTTCATCCAGATATTATCTTTATAGACTATTTAAATATTTGCACAAGTTCTCGATTTAGACCTGGTAGTAGTGCTAACTCTTATACAATTATTAAGAGTATTGCAGAAGAACTTAGAGGACTAGCAGTAGAACAAGATGTTCCTATTTTTAGTGCTACACAGACAACAAGAGGTGGTTATAACAGCAGTGATGTAGATTTAACAGACACCTCAGAAAGTTTTGGTTTGCCTGCTACAGCAGACTTAATGTTTGCTATTATTAGTACAGAAGAACTAGAACAATTAGGACAGTTTATGATTAAACAGTTGAAAAACAGATATGCTGATCCTACAAGAAATAAAAGATTTATGATAGGTGTTGATAGAGCTAAGATGAAATTATATGATTTAGAAGACTCAGCACAACAGGCTATAACAGATTCTAATATAGATGTACCAGTATTCGATAGAGGGCAATCTGGAGATAAGTATGACGACATTAAATTTTAATGACATTGAGTTTGAGGTATTAGATACCTTAGTGGCAAAAAGATTTGCTAAATTTTTAGATGAAAATATCCATGAGAGTAGAGAGTTTTACTTTATGGGAGAACAAAGAGAAGAAATAAAATCTGAGATAGATAAAATTGTTTACATGTTAGGCAAAGAACCTACAAATGATTTGAACGCTTTGCATGAATATTTTGCAGATAATGAGGCTGATCCTGAAATGTCTAGGTTAAATAATCTTATACATTATTATGAATTAGTAGACAAAGGGTATCCTCCTAGATGGGGATATATGGCAGGGAATAGTACAATGCAACTATTTTCTCCAGACTATTCATATTTTACATTAACTAGATTGCCTGGTTATTTGTATATAAATTATCCTCATGTAGGAAAGCATTTTGCAGAGATTGCTTTTTCTGAGGACTATGATATTAAAAAAGAACAGTATGTACCTCAGGATATATGCAGACCTAGTTTCTTTTGCTGGTTAGGAGAAGAAGTATCTCCTAGTAATGCAGCTTGGGAGAAAATTGAGGAAGCACATATAAGATTAAAAGATAGACTTGAACTTCCTGATTTAGAAGATCCTAGTATGAGAATAGGTTATATTCCGTTTGCTAGACTCTCAGGTGATATAAATACTAATGAACTTACAAATCATTTATTGAAGTGTAAGCGAAAAAGTAATAATCAATGGGAGTTATTTACAAATGGCAGATAGAAATTCAGATGTAAATTTAAGTTTAGAAGAATACGAAGCACTAAAAGCAGCAGCAGCGCCAGCCGAAGAGGAAGCGCCACCTAGTAAACCTTGGTGGAGTGCACCTGACGACAGAGGTTGGATTTGGATTGCACCAGAGTATTTTAGTAGATGGAGATTATTTCCTCGTGCATTTATTAGCATGTATATCTACTTACTATATGAAGTAACAAACTGGTTCATGGCATTACCATCACCAGGAGCAGAACAAGCAGGGCTTGTTAGTGTGGTTGTAGGAGCAGGGGCTGCTTGGTTTGGATTGTATGTAAATAGTACAAGCACAGACCACAGTAAAGATTAATGCCCACAATCGAACTAAGCGCATACTATGTAGAGTTCATAGGTTTTTTACTGACTCTAATAGTCGGGTTGTCTATACGGGACGCAGCTACATCTTTTGTTAAGGGTGCTAAGTTCCGTTTTAACCCTGCCTTTAAAGAAGGCGACAAGGTAATATTAGATGGTAATCCTGCCTTGATAGTAAAAATAGGATTATCAGAAACGGTATTTGGTGTATATGGAGAGGAAGGTTATACCTGGAGATATGTTCCTAATACCCGTATAGAATTTTTGAAGTTAGAGAAGATAGTTGATCCTGACTTACACAGAGATACAGATCAAGAGAGGGCACAAAAATTAGTTGACGCTATGCAGGATGCCAAGATTAAAACTAACGGAGAGGAGATTAGCAAACTAAAAAATGGAGAAAAGTGATGCCCGCAAAATTCAAACCCAGCGAGAAACAATATATTAAGAATAAAGACGGAAGACCAACAAACAGGTGGAGATGGAAACATTACTACTGCAAACAAACCTCAACCGAGGATCTCATAAAAGCCATAAACACAGGCAAAAGGAAGCACAGAAACAAATTTATCAATGAATTGACCCGTAGAGGGGTGAAATTAGTGTGGAAAACACCAGAAGAAATCGAAGAAAAAGCCTAAGTTACTGATATAACAGCGAAAAAGAATTGAAAAAAAGTGCTAAAAGTGCTTGACTTCTGGTCCGTTAGAGTGCATAATAGTACTATAAACTAAAAAAGTGAGGAAAATATGTTAATAGTTGAAACAAAGCAAAAAATCGAAATTAATGAAGTATGTGAATTATCACAAGATTCTTATTACACTAGAAACCCTGAAGATTCAGCAGTTCCTGGTGATATTGGACCTAACAGTCCAGAGTCGATTTTTGTTAAATCCGTTGAAATTATCAAATATGAAGATAAAGAAGACGGAGATGTTTGGTACCATGCTAAAGTAGAACATGATGGTATTTGGGAAATATACACAGATACAGCAGTAGGCCCATTTATTGATCTAAAACTTAAAGATGCAGGTCACAACTTTAGCCATGTAGATTTTTCAGAACAAGGTATGCAAGAAAACGGTTTAGCAGACCTTGATTTAGTA